CATAGAAGTAATTAAAATCGGTTCGCTAACAGGACCTTGGGAAGCAAAGCCTGGAACTAATATGTTTGTTCCAACTGGAGAGTTGAGTCTTAACGACAAATCTTTTTCTGTGATCTGTACACCTGGTGAGTTAATTGTTCGCATATGTATATTTACTTATTATTTTTTATACATTTTTTTTATTCTAATAAGATTTTGAGAATAAATATCAACAGTTTAAACTACAAATTGTACTTTTTTTCTTTCGACGTCAAATTGACCAAATTGGAACTCTGCAGTAGTTTCCATAATGGATGAATCTTTATATGAATAAGAAATTCCTTTTAAAGAAGTAATAAACGCATTGTAATATTTAAACTCCGTAACAATTTCATTGTATTCATTCAAAGCTAAAATGGAAAAATTTGATTGATATTCATTAAGCATGCCGGATTCTACTATGTCGTCTTTTGTTACATACTTGTCGTCCGATCCCTCATAAATGCTTGTGCGAGGACCATTTAAAACTGATAACCACTTCCATAATACGTAATAATTGGAGTATTCGTTATCAATAACAAAGCTTACTGTCAAAGGAGAATAATTTGGTCTTGTTAAAGAAGAAACGTTTGCAACTTGTCCTCCGTATGGCAATGCAACTGCTGGCACTGTAATATCTGGAACTACCGAACCAAACACGCTTATTTGCAGTGGATCTAACTTTCCTAATAATTCATCTTTGGCTGCTAATTTTTTTAATATTAACGGCAACGACAAAACTAAAATAAATTTATCTTTGGAAGATTTATTGAGGACAGACTGCTCAGTTGGATTGGTACAATTAATTTCAGACATTTAGGTGTAAATTTCGTATCCCATTTCTAATAAAGACTCAAAGTCTAAATGGTAATTATCAATTTTTTGGATTTCACTTTCCGTTACTCCTTCTCCAATGTGCTTAAAATATATTTCCTCTTTGTTTGAATTTGCGTTAGGAATTATAGAGGCTAACTTGTCAAGAGACCTTAAATGATAGTCCTCCTCAACTGTTTCCCAATATTCATTGGTAGCTATTTTTAAAGGTTTATGTTGTAAATCGTAATCCTCAATTGAAAAATACTGCTGACACATCTCTGGTTCTAAAATAAACAATGCCCACACTAAAGACATTATTCTATCATCAAAAAAGTTGTCGTTTCGTTTTCTGTATATACCATTTGGTTGTCTAACAAATGTTTCAAATTCTGAAATTGTTTGAGGATCATTAATGTGAACACATTGAAGATGGTTTACCCAATACCTCATGTTTTGTATGCCGTCAAAACGTATATTTGTATGAGAAAGTACTCCTAAATTTCTTGTTTTGTTATACTTGTCTTGTTCTGAAATTTTAGAATAACTTGCTATTTTTTCGTAGTTGTGCTTGTAATACAATGCATCAATTACTTGAGCTCCGCAATTGTTTCTTTCAATAAGAATTGGAGGGAGTCCCCACGATTGTCCTATAACGTTTAATTTGTTTGCAAAATGATATGGCTCTATAACAGCTGATCCGTATACAGCTACTTGAGAGATATTTTGCAAGTCTGTAACATCTAGTATTTGAGCCACTGACGCTGCTCTTCCGATACCTTCTCCTACATCTACTCCAACTACATATAATTTGTTTTTATCTGGATATTCAAATACCGTGTATTCCCCGTCTTCTGAAGTCCAAATTGGAGGTTTTTTGTTTTGTTTAAATCGTTCAATAATTAGAGCTCCAACTGCTGTTGATGAATCGTCCAAGAAAGTATTACCAAATTCTTGTAAAAATTTTTCTTCGGAACCTCCCAAAGCAGCTATCATTGTCTTCTTCCACTCTTCATCTCGTCCAGGTACGTGCCACCAATCAATTCTTTCAGCAACCCATTGAGGCATCAGTCCTTTTTCTGACTGAGAAAATATTTCATAAAATTTATTTCCTACGCCATTTGGTGTAGATACCATTAATATTTTGGATGTTTTTCCAGAAGAAATTGAAGGAATAACAGAAGCCCAAAACTCTTCTAGCAAGTGCGGCTCAATGAACGCTGCCTCATCAATAGCTAAACAATTTAAGGAATCACCACGAATGGATGTTGCTGTCGTGGTAGATACGATAATGCTTGAATCATTACCCAACGTCATTCCTGTTTTAGCATAATCTTTTACGCCTGGCTTAATATAGTTTGGCAGTTGTTCGTAAGCCATTCTAATTCGTTTAAAAATATTAATGGCTGTAGTTTCTTTATTGGCTACAATTGCTGCTCTGTAATCTTCATTAAAGCAAACCATCCATAACACGAAAATTGTTAATAGAGTACTTTTGCCGCTTTGTCTGCAGGAAAGCAGGGACACAAATCTGTTGTTTGCTAAAGACTTTAAAACTCTACGCTGGGCCTCATATAGTTTAATTTTTTCTTTACCTCTATCTAAGCTAACTATATAAAAAAAGTTTTCAGCAAAATATGTTATATCGATTTTGCACTTCTGCAATTCTGTAATCATGTCTGCTGTAAACTCGTATTGAGCTCCAGCAATTGGAATGTTTTTTGACCCCCTATAAAAGAAAGAACTATCTACAGGATCTTGATTAATTTGCTTTTCTGCTGAGGGAGGTTCGTGTTCTAAATATGATTCGACCTCTAAAGTGGAAGCCTGTTCATCTAAATGTTTTTTGAAGCTTTCAACGTTACTAAAGCTTGTGTTTGGAATTTCTTTTCTGGGACGACCTAATGCTTTTTTTTCTTTTTGCTTTTTTGGCCTACCTCTTTTAGGTCTATTCTTAGAACCTTTTGGTCTCCCTGTTCTTCTCTCTTCTGTAAATTCACTCATAATAAACCTAATTAAGGCCTATTATTAGCTATTTCCAAAAAAGTGGAACGTAACAAATCCACGAGAGCGGCTTCGTCTTTTGAGGTGGGAGCGCTGAAGACGCATACCTTTTCTCCTTGGAAATTGTATCCTATTAGTGAAAAACAACTAAGATATTCTTCAGCTATTGTTGCTAAATGAGTTACTTCTTTAAATTTTTCTTTTCGTTCTCCGACTAGCAAATCCATTTTGTGTCTAGTAAGTGCTTGGGCTAACAATTTATCTACATCAAGTTTGTCTGTTTTTTTCATGGCTCCGTCCGTAGAATCTGGTGGCAGCACTTCTTTTTTGGGAGGAGGTTTAACCTTTTTAGTCTTTTTTTGGCGTTCCATTTGAATTACTGGGATTGGATTTTTAGTGTCGAACTACCTATTATTCCATACTTAACTAAATGTTCAATTATAACTTCAAAGGAGCTCGTTTGTAACTTTAATCTTCCTGGAATATATTGACTTCCATCCCACAGCTCAAAGTATGTTTCTCCTATATAAGGATCGTTTATATAACAAGTACAAAACACTGCTGATGCATTTGGTTCAATGATAATTGTCCAAGCTCTTGGATCTGCTTCAGTGTAATCCGCAAATAATTTATTTGCAACAAAGCCTGAGTCTCTAAACCGCTTTAGCGTATATCCCAGTGTAGTTAACTTGTTTGCCATACAAGTTACTTACTCAGGTTATTTTACAAGTCCAGAAACTATGTATCGAAAATTCGGAGTAGAAAATTTTACTATTTTTAAGCCTTTATTGACGCTCACCTTAATTGAATCCACAGCAAATGTCATCAAGTGAAGATATTGAATATTCAAAGGTAGTGGCTCTTCTATTGCTGCTCCACTAAAAGATTTAGAAATTTCAGTAACTATTTCGTTTGTATTACTCTTCTGTTCGTCTCCAAGTTTAACATTAACTGATGTTCCGTCTGTGTAAAAATACAACTTTTCTGCATCCGGAATTATTGAATTATATTTCAAGATTTCTGAAAATTTATTTTTAGTAATTTCAAAATTTGTGTCGTACTGAAGTTCGTTTAACTTTGTTTCACTTAAAGATTTTTTTTCAGCAAAATAACCTTCATCCAACAAATAATACCCAAACGACAATCCTCCACCTTTATATTTGATACTATTAGTGTCTACTGTTAGTGTTATTTTTTCTTCATTGATCTCAGAAAAAAGACGCAAAAACGTTTTACAATCTGGAATTATGCACTTAGATGGAACATCAACTTCGCAATCAATTGATCCCATAAAAATTACATTTCCGTCAGGAGACGAAGCTAAAGTTTTAATTTTGACCTCGTCAGAAGACCGATTAAAATCTAAACAAATGTTATCAGTAAGTTTAGACGTAGGATTTAAAAGACAAGAAACAAAATTTGTTTTATTTACTACGATTTTCATTCAGTAATTGTTTTGGTTTTCTTCGTTTCTTCTTAATGGTTAGATCAGTGTTTTCCAAACAATTAGCAATGCGTTCCAAAGAAGCAGCAATTCTTTCTAGGGAATCTGAACCAGCTCCCGTGAACGTAGGTTCTGGCGACCTAATAGCATTAGGCTGTTTTGTTTGAATTGCTGGATCTTCCTGAGGCAAAGATACAGGAGGCGGTAACGGATGAGTATTTTCAGCTTGTTGCTGTAGCATTCGAATCATTTGCTCTTCATCTGGTTTCCTATAGGTTGCCACTCTGGATTGAGGAGATGAACTGTTTGCCATCAAAAACGTTTTAGGATCGATGTTTAAAATATTTGGCTGAGAGCCAGAATCTGTTCTAGCTCCTTCTTGAACTCTAAGAAGTTCAGATCCAAACATTTGAGCTATTTGGGCTGTTGCTATGTTATCTTCAGTAATCATAATAAAAGAATTGTATATTCGAGTTAATAAAAATTTAATTTTTCCGATAGGGGTCATTGTTATCAACCAAACCTACTTTGATCAATAAGATTGAATAGCTCAACACGGCTTCCAACTTCATTAGTGTAAAAATAACCTGACAATTGTGACGTCTTCATAACGCTGTCGTGTTTAATTCCGCGGCACTTCACGCAGTTGTGCTGACTCTCAATAATGACTGCCACTCCTCGGTTACCTACACACAACTTGTTAATGTGATCGTGAATTTGCTTCGTTAAACTTTCTTGAATGTTTGGTCTACGAGCATAGTAATCCACAATGCGGTTGATTTTGCTCAACCCAATAACCATATCAGTTGTCTCCTTTCCTGGAATGTAAGCTGCGTGACACATGCCATGAAAAGTCAAATTGTGATGAGCACACATGCTAACTACTGGAATGCGAGTTTGACAAATTAGACCAGTATACCCTTCATCGTTAGGAAATGCTGTAACTTCCGGTTCGGGACTAATTGAACCAGCAATCAAATCATTCACCCATGCTTTAGCTACTCTACGAGGAGTATTTGCTGAGTGAGGATCAGCTGCCCAATCAAAGCCAAGAGAAGTCAAAAATTTTCCATAATACTCTGCAGCTCGCTCAATCATTTGAGCTTTTTCTTCTGCTGTACGAACAATATTACCGTTAGCTTTTTTAAGTAGTTCCATATATTTGTTATTAGATCAATGTACAACAGAATTAAAGATCAGCAAGCAATTTTTTGAGCTTCTCGTCTGTAGATTCGTCTGTCTCGTCATCACTCGTTGATTCAAAAGTAGACTCAATCCTAGTTTCTGTCTTTACTACTTTGGATGGCTGCTCATTTCGAATTGAGGTATACTCATCTGTCTCCTCCTCAGGAGCAGATCCAACCGTCAAATTAAAGAAATGCTCGTCAAGCAATCGTTGCATCTCAGCAGTAGTTGTTTGTTTATTTACTGACTTCAGATCGTTTACAGAACCGAAAATGTCATCTACTTGCTTGTCTGTGAGCTCTAGTTTAGACGGAGACAAAAACTTCGACGAAGCGTAAGTGACCATTTGTTTAGAACCTCTGTTGTTGTTTGTGCGATGTTCACACTTAATGCGAAGCGTAGATCCAGAAACGAGATCAAATACCTTTTCTACTCCAAATTCTTGAGAATCGTCTCCTTCAAGAGCGGATTCAATAATTTTTGCGAGCTCTTTGCCATAGCGAAGGATTTTAACTTTACCCTCGTTTTCTGGATTAGAAGGATCTGAAACTACATACACGTTTACCATCCAGCCTTCTTTTCGAGAAAGAACCTTAGCTGATTCTTTCTCAGATTCGGTACCTGTACGATAAGTTTTAAGATAGTAAGCGTCAATTGGGCAGCTCTCTCCAAAAGTAGTCGGACACAAAGCTGTAACATACTTGCCAGTAGCGTTGGAATTCCAACCGTGGTTGTAGTAGTGAAAAATCGTCTCTTTAGGAGAATTTGGATTAGGAACAAGACGAACCTGATACGTATTACCAGCCTCGAACTTAAGGATTTCTTTATATAGGCCGCTTCCGTTACCCTCTTTCTTATCAGAAGAAAGAGACTGCTTGATTGCTTCGAACATTGATTTTGTGTTATATGTGCTCATATGTTTTTATTCTACATTGTGTTTTTGATTTGTCAACTCTTTGTTGATAAAATTGTTTAATTGAGGTATCGCTTTCTGCATGTACGGTTTCAATACACGAGATTTTGCGTACAGCATATATAAATTTTTAAATTGATTAATAAAGTCACTTAAAAAGAACTTTTGGACATCTTCTGCCAAGTTTTGTACGGAAGAAAACACATCTGAAAATTCCATGACAGAATAAATGTTAATTTTATTTTCCTTGTAGTGAGTCATCCAAGTATATATGTCAGATTTTCTATGAAAGGGATATTGATGCAAGTAAATTTTGCTGCTCACACAAAATTTTACTATAAATTCCAAAGACCTTTTAATTTCTTCTAATTGATTATCTGGGTCCTGCAAAAAGATAGATTTTTTGTAGGTAGTATACGCTTTGACTGCTCTCATTGTAGAGAAATAATCAAGTCCAAAATACTCAACATCTGGATACAACTTGTATGGAGCCTCAAAGAAAACAGTTGGATCAATTTCGGGATGTTTTTTGAACAACACAGATAGGCGAACGAGATATTTGTGCCTATCTGTGTTGGCTATATCATCAAAAGTTTTTTTAAACTTGAAAGGTTTGTTTTTTAGAGAACGCGATACAGCTAAGTGTTTATTATACAGCAGCTTTTCGAGTTCTGTTAAGTTGTTTTGCATTTATTCTGCGAATAGTAGTTTTTGTAATCTTCGATTTTACAATAGAAGGATACAAATACAACATTGAAAGAATAGCGTCTTTGAAATTTTCTGAAGATGTGAGTTCTACAAAAAAATCTTGATAGCTTGGAGTTTCTAAAATTAAACCAAACAGTGCTGTTGGATTAAGTTTTTTGTTTTCGATCATTGAAAAAAGGGAGCCAGCTTTGTTTAAACCTTCGACAAAATCTTGAGATAACATTTTGTCTACAGGCAAAGCAGTCGAACTACCTAATTCAGCAAACACGTTTTTGCTCATTAGTCATATTTAAGTGAATCAATTTATTGATTCAACAGCTTTGTAAATTCTACAAATTCTTCTGTTAAATTGCCTCCTGCAGCAGCCTCATGTCCTCCTCCGTTAGCTATCCTTTGAACAAATTTAGAAACATCTACTGTATTATTCTTGGAGTTACGCCTCACAGCAATTCGCTTTTGTTCTACAATTACTGCGATTGCTACATCTACGTTGTGTTTGCCAAGCAGAAAGTCGCAACACTCTTGCACATACTGATTGCAAACTACTGCTCCTATGTGAGTTTTAATTCCTTCTATTTCAATGTGTCCAAAAAAAGGAGATAAGGAACTTAGATATTCTTTTCTGTGTTTTTTATATAACAAAATTGTGTTCTGTTTGAATTTGTCAAAAGACGTAAACCCTCTGTAGTAATCATCGATAAACGATTCTACTTTGTTGGTTAGTGAATGATAAACGATGTTTAAATCTTCGGACAAAGGTACTGCTTTAGTGTGAGAATCCCAATCGTCTGCTAATGCTATTAACGTTTTTTGAGCACTTGTAATTTTGTTGGTGTCATTTTTAAAAAAATAATCATACAGCAATTTTGCACAAGAACTTTCGTTTTGTATTTTTGCTTTAGCTTGTTGAAACGAATATAAATTAGTTTTGTGGTGATCAAAAATTATAGTGGTTGGTTTGTCTATCTTTGAACCAATTTTTGTAACGTCTAAATCTACAAATACTGCTGAAGCATCGTTCCTGGAAGCCCAGTTGTCATAATCTTGTTCCAATTTCATTGGAGTAGTTGCTACATAATTTAGTTTTTTATTTACCGCCCAACAAAAAACCAAATAAGACACTATGCCATCTAAATCTTTATGAAAAAAAACCGTAGGATTATTCATCTTTAGCTAGTTTATTTAACGCATTACTAGCGTTTGCTACAACATCATTTGTTGAGTCGTCTGGCTCAAAATAATCCTTATTTGTTTCCTTTAAAGTAAGAGTATTATAGTTACACTTAAATGCTCCATTACCAAAATTTGGACCAAAGCGATTTTTCTGCATGCCCATATTAATGATGCCTAGCTCTCTGTCTTCTTCTTCTTGCCACAAAGAACAAATTACATCACAAGTGGCTGCTAGGCCTATTGACTCAGAAATTCCTTCCATACCAGGGGAAGCTGTATTAAATGCTGATCTGTTTAATTGAGTAGCTGAAACAAAAGGTATTTTGTATTTAAACGCCAAAGCTCTTAATTGTTCTGCTATTTCTTTAACTGATTCATATGAATTTAAATTTTTAGTAACAGGTTGAATAAGATTAATGTAATCTACAACAACAATATCTGGTTTGAAGCCTTTGTGCTGCAATTTTGTTATATAACTATCAATTTGTCTAACAGTAACTGTTTTTGGAGGATATTCTTTTACAACTAAATTGGAATTAATGTTTTTTCGAATGTGCTTAACTTGCTCTTTAAGCTCTTCAGTAAACGTTTTAAGATCTCCATGAGGAATTTGTGTAAGTTGTGTACTGATACGTTTTGCGTACATAAACTCAGACATTTCTAACGTAATCAATAATACGTTTTTATTAGCTAAAAGCATGTTTGTTGCGATGTTTCCTAGCACAATTGATTTTCCTACGTTTACTTGACCAGCAAAAACAGTAAGAGTTTTTGGAAACAACCCTCCCTCTGTCTTGTCATCAAAAAACTTCCAACCGGTTGGAATAGGGTTGTAAATTGCTACCAATTCTTTAACATGCTTATCTATATCCTCAAAATACCAATGTCCCAAATTTTCTTGAAGAGTAATATTGTAAGCTTTTTCAAAGTCTACAAGAGTCTCCTCTATCGAAAAAGATTGATCGGAAAACTTTTCAGCTACATTTAAAATTGTTTTGTAAACGTAACGCTCTTTAAGAAATCTTTCTGTGTTGGATATTAATTCGTCTTTATTAAAGTTGTTGTCAATTCCACTTAACTTTG